TGACGCCGAACTCGGTGAACAGGTTGTAGAGCGTGCTGCCGTCGGCGTTGAGGATGATGCCCTTGATCGCGCCGACACGCTGGTGCTCCAGGGTCGGATCCAGGCGCCAGCTGACCAGGTTGCGCAGCCGCGTGTTGACCCGCTCCTGCAGGACCTCCAGGGTGCTCGTCTGGCCGAACGCGCGCACGTTCTGCACGCTGTCGGCCATGATGAAATCGTCCACCTGGTAGTGCGGGATGACCAGGCTGCGGGCGTTGCGCTTCTCGCCGGCGCCGGGCTGACCGGGACCACCGCGCGGGGTCGGGTCGACCAGCTTCAGCTCGCCGCCGATCTCCTCGATCATGATCTGGGTGGTGGCGACCGGCTCTTCCTCCCAGCCGGCGACCTGGCCGGCGCGGCCCGGGACGAAGGGAACCTTGTTGATGGCGTCGGTCAGCGACAGCGTGCTGAAGGCATCGCCGTTGAAGACGTCGAGAGTGATGTCGGACATGGTGTGGGTTTCCTCGGGTCAGCGCAGGACGATGCCGAGCGCAGCCAGCTGCGCGATCGCGGCGTTCTTGTCGTTGGTGGTGATGCCGTCCGGCCAGACCAGCTGGTCGGCCTTGACTTCGGCATCGCGGACCACCACGACGACGGCGGTGTCGGCGGTGGCGTTGGTGGTGGCCAGCAGGATGCCGGCGGCGTCCTCGGAGCCGTCCTCGGCGGCGGGCGCCAGGACGGTGAACTTGCCGCTGGCAGTGATCTGGCCCAGCACCGCGCCGGCCTGCAGGTCGTTGCCGGTGACGAGGATCTCGTTCTCGCGGGAGTAGGTGCCGTTCGCTTCCGACAGGAGGAAGTCGCCGGCGCGGTTGTTCTCGGTGATGGTGGTCATCGGCGTGGGTCCTTACTTGGTCGCGCCGCCGGCCATCGCCTTGCGGCGGCCGTCGAACACGGAGCTGGCGGAAAGGGTCGGCTTCCGGTCGGCGTCGTTGTCGTCGCCGGGCTTGGCGTGGGCCGCGGGCTTGGACGCGTCCTTGCGCATCGCCTCGAGGGTGATGCCGCGATCGGCGGCGGTGCGCACCAGCGTCAGTGCGAACTTCTCCGCGGAGTCACCGCCTTCGATCGCCGCTTTCAGCTCGGCGTCGAAGCCGGGACGGGACAGCGCCTGGAGATCGGCGATGCGGGTGCGCTCGGCCTTGACGGCCTCGTCGGTGGAGGCCTCGCGGCCGGAATCCTCGCCTTCGCGGCGAGCCTGGGCGATGGCCGCATCGCTGGACGCGATGCTGATCTGGTCGGCGGTGTGGCCGGCGGCCAGCGCGTTGCGCAGGTCTTCGGTGGTCGAAACCGTGACCTGTCCCTTGTTGCCAGTGGACATGGAGGTGTTCCTCGTCTTGGAATTGCTTGCGGAGCCGGCAAGCTCGGCGATCACGGATTCGAGCGATCCGATGCGGTCGGCCATGCCGGCCTTCACCGCCTCGGCGCCGATCAGGACGCCGCCGCGGCCGAAGTCGGCCAGTACGTTCTCCACGCTGACGCCGCGGTAGTCGGCGACCGCGGCCACGAACACCGAGGCCAGCGAGTCCACGATGGCCTGGACCTTCGCGCGGCCCTCGTCCGTGGCGGGGTCGACACGCTTGTCCGGCGACTGGCTGCTGACGATCTCGATGCGGCGCACCTCGGCCTTCGCGTCGCGGGCCGAGGTATCCAGGAGCGACATGACCACACCGATCGAGCCCAGCTGCGCGGTCTCGTCGATGACGATCTCGTCGGCCGCCGCGCCGAGCCAATAGCCGCCGGACGCCACCATGCCACCGCCGTAGGCCTTGATCGGCTTGCGGGCAGCGCCGGCGCGGATGAGCTTGGCCAGCTCGTTGATGCCGGTCGCCTCGCCGCCTGGCGAGTTGATCTCGAGCACGATGCCCTTGACGTACGGGTTGTCGAGCGCGGACTGGATGTCGGTGGCCAGCACCTGGGTGCTGGTCGCGCCGGAGATCTCGGTGAACAGGTTCGCGTAGCGGAAGATCGGGCCGGTGACCGGGATCACGGCGACGCCGTCGCGCATGCGCACCGTGCGGGTGTTGTCCAGCGGACGGCCCAGGCGCGCCTGCAGCGCCTCGGGGTCCCCGTAGCGCTGGGCGATCGCGAGGATGGATTCCAGCGCGTCCTGCTGGATGAGCCACGGCCGCGAGGCGGCCAGGTGGAAGGCGTCGATCACGGGTCCGCTCCTTCGCTGCCAGGCTCCCCGCCCGGGCCTTCCCGGGCGGGGTCTTGCGGGCTCGCGGTCATGGGTGTCGGGGGCGTCCAGATGCCGTCCGCCTGTCGCTGCCGGATCTCGCGCAGGCGCTGGGCGTAGACGGTGTTCCAGTCCTCGCCCGACATGGCCGCCGTCTCGGTGGCTTCATTGCTCACGCCGATCTCGATGCGCGTCTTGGCCGCGCCGGCTTCCTTCTGCTCGTCCATCGAGCCGCGCGCCGGCCCGATCCACAGCGCACGCGTCCAGGCATGCCGACGCGCCGGGTCGCCATAGCCCGGCAGGACGATGCGGCCGCTGGCCACTTCCTCGTCCAGGAACAGGCCATACACCGGCTGGCAGAACTGGGTGGTCAGCATCCAGCGCCGGCACATGAACATGCGCCAGGCCTCGAGCATGGCGGCGCGGGCGGCGGAGTAGCTGCTGTTGAACTGCAGGAGCAGGACGTCGAGCGGGATCTCCAGGGCGGCGCCGATCTGCTTGAGGATCGCCATGAAGAACGGATCAAAGTTCGCGTTCGGCCGCGACGGGTTGACCGGGTTGGCCTTCTCGCCAGGCGCCAGATCGACGATGGCGCCGTTTCCCAGCGCGATGTTTCCGCTGGGCTCGGCGTTGGCGAACAGCGGAACCGGGTTGCCGTTCTCGTCGGTTTCTTCCTCGGGGCGCCGCTCGATGAACACGGTGAGCATCGCCGAGAGCACGGCGGCCATCAGCTCGGCACCGCTGAAGCGCTCCAGCTGCTTCAGCGGCTCCAGGATCGGGGCGAGGAACGGGACGCCGCGGACCTGGCCGGGGCGCTCCTTGTCGTTCCACACGTGGATCGCGCGGCGGCGGCCGGTCTCGGCGCCGAACGCGGGGTGGAAGTCCCAGCGCGCCTGCCGCATGTCGATGCGATCGCCGGGATGGATGTTGCGCACCCAGTAGCCGAACGGCATCGCCCCGTCGAATTGGACGCCGTCGATGCAGGTGGGCGTGTCGCCGGCGTCGTTGGGATTGCTGATCCGGTCGGCCTCGACCAGCTGGATCTTCAGTTCGGACGTGCAGCCCGGGCGCCGCGTCATCGGCGTCAGTGCGAGCACGTCGCCGCTGGACATCGCCGACAGCAGCGCCAGGCCCTGCAGGCCGTAGATGTCGAACGTGGCCTCGTAGTCGCACTCCAGCGGGTTCTCGGCGTACCGCTCCCAGGCGGCGCGGAGGATCGCGTTGTACTGCGCACCCTCGTCGGCCGTGATCCCGAGCGCCTCGTGGTCAACCGAGGGCCGGCAGACCAGGCCGGTGCCCACGATGCTGGTCCGGCTGCGCATGAGCGCGGCGCGCGCCGGCATGTAGTTCCGGCCGGCGTCGCGCGACCGGGCGCGAAGCGTGCGCTGCTCGGAGGCAGGCAGGTCGCTGGTGGCGCTGCCGACGGTGGCGAACCAGTTCTGCAGGCTGCGCAGGGTGCGCGAAGCACCGCGCCAGCGCGTTCCCTGGACTTCCGTCGGGCCGGAGGCCTGCGGCGTGGGCGAGTCGGCCGCCGCGGCGCGCTGCGCGCGGTCGATGGACACGACCGCGGCGAGGCGGTCGGCGGCGACGGCAGCGGAGGCGCGCGGCGCCATCAGTCCGGCACCGCGTAGGTGACGCGGGCGCGGCCGGTCTGCACGCCGCTGATCTGCCGGCGCAGCTGGGCGATGTAGCTGTCCAGCTGCTTCATGCCTTCGACGGAGTACTCGATCGTCCGGTCGCCATGCCGGAACGTGGTCCGTGCCTTGCCCGTCTTCCAGGCATGGCGGGCGGCGATCGCCTCGTCGAGTTGTTCCTGCAGTGTGGCCATGCGTCCCATCGGTGGGCCGGGGCCAACAAAAAGCCCCGCGCGATGGCGGGGCTTCGTGTAGCGGCTAACCCTGCCGCTGACTGATTGTTCGCACATTACGTCCGGACGCAACACATTTCTTTTTACAAGCTCAACTTTTTTTTACAAGGTGTTTTACAAGCCCCGGCGGCCGCGGAAGAGCCCTGCAAGCACATACCACCGGCGCGGCGTAGGCGAACTCGATGCGTGCTTTTCCATCGGACGGCTTGAGCGGTCGAAGCGTGCTGATCTCTTTCCACCCGCTCGCACGACCCTGGGCGTGCACGATGCGCCACGCGATGGCGCCGGCCGGCGCCCGTTCCCTAGGCATTGGCGGCCCGACGCGACTTGATTCGATACAGCGCTTCCGGCCGGCCACGACGCCCGGGTTCCGACACCAGGGTGCGCTCCAGGTGGCCGCTGCGATAGAGCTGACTCAGCACCGCGGCAGCGTTGGCGCTGGAGATGCCGATGGCATCGGCGATGTCACGCGAGGTCGCCGGCGTCTTCTCGACCTCCTGCAGGATCATGGCGCGGCGGCTGGGCATGGTCAGTTCTCCCTGGAAAGGGCGCCCTCGACGAACGCGAGGGCGGAGTTGAGGTAGGCGTAGTAGGACGTGCGGCTGACCTGCAGGCCCAGGCGCGACAGGCGGCGCAGCCGCTCCTGTTCCGGCTGTGTGCCGAGGGCGGACTCGACGCGCAGCACGCGCGCCTCCTTCCAGCGCCCCAGCTGGCGCATCCGCCGGACCACCGCCTCGACGCGGTCCGCGTCCTGGTCGCCGCTGGCCAGCGGCATGCCGTCGGGAGCGTCTTGCGGATAGACGCGGACCCACCGCTGCAGCTGCAGCTTGAGGTCGCGAACGGTCTCGGGCGCCGCCATCACCGCACCCCCGCACTGCGCGTCCCGCGCACGAAGCGCCGCGGCGCCGGCGGCACGGGACCGCGCAACACCTCGCGGGCGCGATCGCACAGCTCGCGCGGTAACAGGGCCACGATCGGCGTCTGGGGCTCGCCTCCGAGCTGGTCGACCAGGGCGCCGAGCACGGCATCCTCGGCTGGCGTGCCGGCCGCCGCGTGCCGCCAGTCGGCCAGCTCGGCGAGCGTCACGCGGGACATTGGATCGCGCTCGATCTTGCAGAGGATCGCGTCCAGGGCGACGCGGGCCGGCAGCGCTGGCACTGCCGCGGGCGCATCCTCCGGCGCCGCAGGCCTGGACGATGTTTCACGGGAATCCACGTCGGGCTGGTACGCCGTGGCGGACCCGGGCGGCGTCGTGCGCGTTCCACGGGAAACGACGGTCCAGTCGCCCTTGGCCAGGTCGATGATCCGCTGCTCGCGCGCATCCCAGTCCGCGGCGGTGGCGCGGTGCAGCCGCAGGTCGTGGTGATGGGTCGCGGCGTAGGCGTAGACGAACGTGTCGAGCGGTTCGTTGCGGACGCCGCCACGCACCTTCTCGTAGCGGTTCTTGCGCGGGTTGTAGGTCTCGCTGACCAGACCGTCGATGTAGAACTCATCCAGGTCCTCGCTCAGGTGGATCAGGCGGGCCTCGACCGAGCGGTCTGCGTCGGCGCCCAGGCGTGGGAACAGCCACTGCTTGATGCCCACCGTGCCCACTTGGTAGATGTGCACGCCCTTCTTGTCGCGCTGGCCCTTGTAGGTGACGTCCTCGAGTTTCGGGCGGCCCAGCACCGGGGCGTTGTTGGGCTTGGCGCCGAAGATGCACATGGCGCGGCGGATGCGTCGCTGGCGGCAGAAGTGCTTCACCGCCTCGGTGCGGTGGCCGCCGGCGTCGATGGCGGTGGCCTCGACCTGGACGTAGCCGCCGCGGGCATGCGCGATGGGCCGTCCCAGCAGGTCGACCAGGCGCGCCCACACTTCCTCCTCGGCCGGGTCGCCCGAGAGCTCGACGTAGTCCAACACCCAACAGGTCATGCCGCGTCCCCAACCGAGGATCTGCACGGCGAGGCGATCGTCCTGGGTGTCGACGCCGGCGGTGACTGCCAGCACGCCGATCGGCGCAACCCGCAGCCGGTACGGCTCCAAGCGATCCTTGATGATGTTCGGCTTGGCCTTCTTCGTGGACCCGTCTTCCCACGGCTCGGCCAGGCGATCGTTGATGAAGGTCTTGAGCTTGGCCGGGTCGCCTTG